CCATAAAGAAGTCAATTTTATATGGTAAGATTGAAGAAGTCACTATGACTAACTCTTTGTTAAAGAGTTATGTGAATTCGGAAGGGGTTACAGTTGATCCTTGGCATAATGCCCTACGGAAGTATTGTACTCCTCCTCCCTTAATTGATGAAGATAAGTTGACTATATCTGTTGAAGATTTTAGAGTATTCCTCAAAGATAATTCTTTATCCAGATTTAATCATCGTGTATTAAGCATAGATGAAGCGTTATTTGGTATAGAGAACGAATCAGATTTTGGACCTATGAAGTCTAATTCAAGTCCTGGATATCCTATGAATATCAGTGCTTCTACTAATTTAAAGAAACAATTATTCGGTAATCCGATAGGCTCTCAAGAGAGGTCTATAGCTTTAACTACTATTAAAAAGCAGGTTGAAGAGGTATTGGTAGAGTTGAAGAGAGGAAATAGGGTTATCCAGTTTTGTGTAGATAATCTTAAAGATGAGAGACGTTCATTCGAAAAAGTAAGAGAAGGAAAAACTCGAGCTTTTATGGGTACTCCCTTTATACACTGTATAATTATGCGAATGTATTTTGGTACTTATCTCTTATGGGTACATAAAAATAAGATATCTAATCGTTGCGCTATAGGAGTTAACCCTTACTCGAATGATTGGGATCAGCTAGCTAGAGGTTTATCAAAACATTTGATAGATAGAGAAGATGAAGGCGTTGGAGCCGGAGATTATTCCGGATTTGATGCCTCTCAAAATGTATTTGTCATGTGGAGGATCTTAGATATTATAAACGATGAATATAATATACCTGAGGATAACAAAGTACGAAGTATTTTATGGGAGAATCTGACTAATTCATATCATATAGTACAAGGACAGGTTTATTCCTGGGATGCCTCTCTTGCTAGTGGGGATTTACTTACAGCTCTCGTGAATTGTTTTACAAATCAAATTAATTTTAGGTATTGTTGGATAGATTTAGGTCTTGATATAACTTTATTTAAACGCAATGTTTTTCTTAATGTAATGGGAGACGATAATGTATTTAGCGTTTCGCATGCATATAGAGAAATATTTAATGAAATGACCATAGGTAAAGCTATGTTAAAACTTGGTATGAACTATACTAGTGAAACCAAAACCGCATCTGTATTCCCATTTAGGAAAATAAGTGATGTTGAGTATCTTAAAAGGCGTTTTATTTATGATCCAGCTACCATGTGTTTTATAGCGCCTTTAAGACTAGAAGTGGTTTTAGATATACCTAACTGGACTAGAGCTGGAGGTTTAACGCGGAAGATAACTGCGGATAACCTCTCTCTAGCTCATCAAGAGCTTTCTCTACATGACACTGGAGTATTTGATAAATATCATAAATTATTTATTGAGCTAAAAGAAAAGTATCTGGATGATATGACCTTTGCTCACTCCATTTATCATAAGCAACAATATACCAGAAAGATTCTTTCCAATAAGGAAGGATTCTTCTGACTAGTTGTTGTTATTGTATATATTTTAAAACCCCGTCCACAGGGTTACAAGTGGCTAATCTACAGTAGTGCTGTAGAAGTAGGGAGGCTTGCCTCCCAATTAGACTTTTCGTGTGATCTTACTATCTTATATAAAAACCCAGGACTTAAAAAGAAATGTATTGCTGCGAAATTTGCGCCGGAGAGTATTTACTCATACTGCTCAAGGTCTGGCAGGAGCGATCCTCCTAACTCCCTAGAGCAACCTGGGCACACCTTTTGTCTGAAGCAACGAGAGGAAATTGTGTTTAATTGCTTTGCTGCAAATAATAATAGTCAAGGAGACGCGACATTAAACGTCCAAACCACACATGGTTTAAATGTGATAAAAGATCAGGAATCTTCTATTAAGAATGCTACCACTGTTTTCGTTTCAGATTCGGCGGTAGTATCCTCTCAAGAACAAAACTTGGGAAGTACCACTCTCCAGCTAGCTAAAAGTTCAGTTGTAGAAAATGTGCAAGACATTAAGTCTTTCTTAGCTAAGCCTATAATTCTACAGACTGGTGTTATTTCTACCACTGATACCGTTAGTACTTTTTCGGCTATCCCTTTTATGGCAACTTATTTGACAAATGTACTTGTAGCTGATAAACTTCGAGGTTACTTCGGAATTAGAGCTACTATCGTTATAAGAGTAATCTTGAATGCGAATAGATTTCAACAAGGATTATATCAATTTTCCTGGGTCCCTGTAGGTGGACAAGCTAATGGAAATCAACGCACTTTGTTCTATGATTCTCACATAGCTACTCGTGTACAAAGATCTCAACTCCATCGAGTAGAGTTAGATGTTAATTGCGATACAGAAGGAGAACTAGTTATACCTTATTCTAGTTCACTTAATTGGGTACCTCTTAGAGTGCCTGCTGGTTCAGCAGGAGAATTAGGTATTTTTAGAGTTTTTCCCTATGTACCTTTAACCGCTCCTACGGGAAGTACAACAGCTTCATTTAGAATTTATGCTCACTTAGAAGACGTAGAGCTTCTGGGAGCAGCTGTTCCTCAGATGGGAAGAAAATTGTCAAGAGTTATCAAAAAGAATGCTTCAGAAATAGAAGCTAAGAATGCTAATATAGGACCTGTAGAGTCTGCTATGGCTATGGGTGCGACAATTAGTAATGCTCTATCTGTTGTACCTATGTTAACTCCTTTTGCAAAACCTGCATCTTGGGTTTTTGAAGCCATGTCTGGTTTAGCTGCTTCTTTCGGGTGGTCAAAACCAGCAAATTTAGCTCCAGCTGCTCGTATGGTTCAAAACTTTGCTCCCTATATGGGTTCTGTAAATAACGATGACTATGCATTGCCATTGTCATTAGATGTTAAAAATTATGTAGAGCCTCTACCTTTGGGAATTACGTATTCAGATGAGATGGATTTCTCAGCTCTTTGCGCAATATTCTCATGGAAGAGTACCCTGTCGTGGAGTACTTCTGATTCAGTAGGTGCTACTATTTTTTCTTATAATATAACTCCTACGCTTGGAACTTTAGTTACAGGTACTAATTACCATTTCTCTCCTTTAGCTTTGCTAGCTAATCTTTTTAATTACTGGAGAGGAGGATTTATTTTCAAAATTAAAATTGTTAAGACTGAATTTCATTCAGGAAGAATATCTTTGAATTTTAATCCTGTTAATTCTGTAGGTTCTGGTGGAGGTTTTATTTTAGCTTCTGCTCCTTACCTCAATCGTACTATCTACGATATTAGAGAGTGTAATCAAATTTTGTATCATGTACCTTATACTTCGGCATTACCGTACCTTAGTACTTCTGACGAATTTGGTAAATCTCTTAATATGGGCCAATTAGTGGTAGTAGTAGAAGATATTCTTACAGCTCCTTCAGCAGTTTCTCCAACAATCAATTTGGTTGTTGAAATATGTGGAGATAAAGATTTTGAGTTTGCTTATCCTCGTGAAATCAAGTGGAATCCAAGTATAGGAGCTGTTCCCGAAATGGGAGATAAGTTGATTAGGAATGATTGTTCCTTGGAGGAAACAGGATCTTCTCTTGTTGCTTCAGATCAATCTTTAGCAGCTGCTTCAATGTGTATGGGAGAGAGAGTTAGATCGCTTAGATCTATGGTTAAGACTTATAATAGTCTTAATCCTCTAACTGTCCCTGCTGCAGGCAATTTTTGGAATATATTGCCTTTTGTTGCTGCAGGTAGGTTTGGAGGAGCTACCCCTGTAGAACCAGCTTATCAAGCTGATCTATGGTCGTTACTGCATGGCTGCTTCTTGTATTCTCGAGGAGGAGTAAGATTGATGATTCATCGTAAAGATACAACCGCTGATTCTTCAGTAACTAATGCTCAAGATTTATTAACGGTCGTAAGATATATGTTCTCTTATCCCGCTAATTCTGTACCTACTCTTATTACAGCTTCTGCCGTTCCTGCCAATGGCATTAATGTTAAAACTAACGGTGGGTTAAAACTCATAGGTAGAACATCCGGGAATCAACCCGTACAAGCATTTGTTTCGGCGTTAAATCCTTCGGTAGCTAGGTTGTGTGGAGAATATCTTACACACCCTGGAGCTTTGGGTAAGTTCGGAACTGCTGATCAGTTTTCTCTAGCTGTAGGAGATAGAGTTACAATTGGTCCAACAAATGCGGATGCTCTTCCGCGCAATTATATTTGGTATAGAGCAGGAGCTGATGACTGTGATTTTTCACAATTCATCTCTATTGTACCAATGTCTCGTTCGACTGTTATTTAGTCGAACAAAAGACTCGGAAAGTCTTTAAACTATCCCACCTCCAATACTTTTAGGTTGGTTTGGAAGGTGCGCTGTATAGAGTCCTATTTATTTACTCTCTACAGTATGAGTACTTTTTGTACGCCCTCATTTATTACCGAAGCTATGATTTGATTAGCACGGACGTAATTACCGCTTGACATATCGTCTATAGGTAGGGGCGTCCCTATTTAGCTATTCAATAAGCCTAGGCCTCTATGAAACGAGGTAGATGCTTACGTGTCTGATTTATTGGTTCTTGTACTTCGCAAGAATCGATAGTTTTC